CTATAAACGGATCACAGGCTAGTAACCCCGCTGAGCCATCTCAGTCATTGTCTATCTCTCAGAGAGCTAGGCCTTTTATTACACTTCAGGACTTAGTTTCCCATGTCATGGATGTCTATGATTTGCAGGAGACTGAGATGGATGTTCGGAGAGCAAAGCGTTCTGCTATATGGGGTTTTGAGCAGGCAATGACTCGTCACCAGTGGGGAATATATGACGAACAGTTCACTGCTTACTTTAATGCTCAGGACAACGATGGAGAGATATCAGTAAGCTCATCCGGTGTTGTCACAAGATCAACTGGTGCTTGGCCTTCTTGGTCGGATGACGCATCTCTTTACATTGAAGATGACAGGTCTTACAGGGTTTCGGAGAGGCTGAGCGATTCTCAGCTAAAGCTTGATAACTGGTCTGGAATCGAGGAGTCGTCCATAACTGACTTCTCTCTGCGGCATGACAGGGTGACCATACCTAGAGACGTTAGAGAGGTTTACGATGTCTGGCAGGAAAAGGAAGACAAGTCAATCCGCCTAGCAGATGTCAGGACATTTAGGGACTACGACAGGCCAAGAGTCTACAGGGGAAGCGAACCCAATATGGTTACATTCAAGGCTGTGTATCAGGGTGGCAAGCAGTACACTCAGATGCAGATCAGTCCGGGTGCAACAACAGCAGTTGAACTTGATGTCGCATATATGAGGAGACCGTCGAATCCAAGGCTGATGGAGTCTGTGATTGTGTCTTCATCTGGAAGCACCGTCACACTTTCCTCCGGCCTTCCATCTGGAATGAGTGCCGTTGGCTCACTACTCAGAGTATCTGGTGCAGGCGACGAGGTTCCTGAGGCTGAGCTTGGGTACGGAATTTCTGGGGAGTACCACGTTACATTTGAGGGCATCGTGACAGAACAGGCCAGCCAGACATCACTGACATGCCCCGGTGTTCCTGCGTTGAGTAGTAAGAAGGCGGTCCTGAATGATACACTGGACGTACCGGAATGGCTAATGATTCCTATCAAGACATACGCAGAAGCTCAGATGTCGAGGATAGGTAGAGGTGACATACGAGAGTACAGGACAATGATGGTAGAGGCAGACGAGGCATTGAGATTCGCTATGGAACAAGACGCTCCGTTTGTTCGCAGAGGAAATCTCTCTAGCCTTCAGGTCGATACACTGGAAAGAACACCCTATGTTAGCGAGGCATAAACTTGACAGGTATACGCCACACTGACTGGGATGTTTCTGTGGAACATGCCCGGATAATAGAAGAGAACATTCCCGCTGGGGTGGCCGTGAGGAGTCCAGTGGTTCTGAAGAGTGTTCCGGGTCTCACTGGAAAGCGGTTCACTGAAACAATCAAGAGCGGCATATGGGTGAAGCCTCTTGGCGGCATTACGCAGAGGACATTCAGTAGTGTAAGGGACATATCAAGGCGTTCCTTGGTTGTCTTTGTTTCGGGTTCTTCGACTGGTCGTTCAGGTGGTGCAACCGACTACGAGAAGATTAGAGATATGATTCGCGAGACATTCCACGACAGGCGATCAACATGCTTGGACGGAGAGATGTTCTCAAGGACATCAATGTCTGATTACGACATTGATGACGTTGTTAGTCGGAAGTACGACATTGATATAATTGAGATTGAAACCATATTCAGGGAGGATGGCTAATGCCTTGCGAGCCACAAACATTAGGTAGTGTTGGCGTTTTTACGTCAATGCTTGTAGAAGCTAGTGACACCACAGACCCATGCGCTGTTGCGACATTCGATTCGTCATCTGAGAGATATGAGATTCTTTCAGAGAACATAAGGTACACAGACGTTCTTCTTGGCGGGAGCGGGCTGACTGGAACTATCGACCGAACTGGAATACACACTAGACATGGTGCGCGTGTCGTGGTCGGTCAGTTCACAATGGAGGTTGGTCCATATGAAATTGCAAACTGGATGCCACGAATACTTGGGAAAAGTGGTGGAAGTCCGTTCACAACGCAGGAGACGTTCGACCTTAATCCATTTGACATTATGCTCAAGAGGGATCAGGGAACTGTGGTATACCGTCATTGTGGTGTAAGGTCTGCTGTTCTTAATGCGTCAGCTTCAGTTGAAGGGCCAGAGCAGGTCATGAAGCTCACTATTGATATACTTGGGTTCGAGGAACACAACGCAACATACCCAGCGGCACCACCTGATCTTCCTTCGACAGACAGGCTTTACTGGCTTCTTGGCGATGGCTCACTGAAGCTTACTCCGACTGGCGGAACTCAGACTGAGTATTACTTTGATTCATTTAGCCTGCGTATAGATAACGGATTGACCCCTGTATTGAGAAACTTTCTAAACGTGACTGCTTTGCAGTCGCGAGGCAGAGAGATAATGCTGAGGGCTAGTACTCCTTACACTGCTGATTCACATACTAATCTGTACATTGACTACTTCGAGGGAGAAGGCGAACTGGCGTTTCTTGGGTCAAAGAACTCCGAGACTCCTGCAACATACAACACGACTATCGAGCTGAACGATTTGCGTTCAACACGTAGAACACCAAATGCAGGTGGCCCCGGCGAGATTCCACTGTTTATTGACATGAAGGCTCATCGTTCTGGTACAAATGAACCTATAACAGTAACAAACGCTACCTAGAGTCGAGGTTAAATCTTGGATACAGAAGACGATAAGCCTGACAATGGCGAGAACGAACCTGCCATCCAAGGTGGTTCGCAGGGCGAGTACAATAATCCAGAAGAGATTTCTGGCACTCAAGGGGTGGGCGATGATGTTAATCAAGTCCCTCCTCTTGAGACTGCTGGTGAGTCTCAGACTTTGTATATGCCAGTAGGCGAGTCTGAAATAGCCAAGCCTATTCAAGAAGGACCGTCTGAAGGCCCGGAGCTAAATATCGCTCCAGCGTCAGAGATAAGGAGCAAAGGTCCAAAGATTAACATCGCTCCAGCTTCGCAGATAAGGGCAGAATCTCCAGACCTTAACATCCTTCCAGATCCAGAGGTAAGGAGCGAAGGACCGAAGTTAAACATCGCTCCGGCTTCAGAGATAAGGAGTGAATCACCAAGCCTGCCTCCACTTGCTGCTGCTGGCGAGGAGCCAACAAGGAGTGAAGATGCTGCCAATCTTGGTCCAATGTCTTTCTACAAAAGAAAGAACATAGAGAAGGGCAGGGAGGTTCCGGGTCTGGAGAAGGACGAGCAAGGCAACTGGAGGCAGTCTGGAAGGATTGGTTCTGGAAAGGAGAGGGACGAAGAGGGTCTGAGGGCTCAGCGTTCATTTGATATCAACTCAATGAAGATGCCTTCTGGTCCTCTTGCTGTTGATCTCCAGCCAGACATTATTCCAGAAATAGGTTCTGACGGTCCATCATCTTTCAGACCTCAGGGCCAAGGATCTGATTCGATGCAGGGGTCAGTCGAAAGTGCTGCTGACTCTGTTGACACTTTGTCAACGGGGATCATAGATGTGCTGACAAGGTTGACCATTAACATGAAAAAGGCCAACGACACCATCAGGCAGCTAATGGACAAGCTTGAAGTAGAGGATCATCGAGATGAGTTCTAATGGACTGAAGTTCTTCTATGGAAACTACGAGCATCTCACTGGAGAAGTGTATCCGGCAAAGATAGAGGTGATACCAAAGTTTTCTCCTGACGGAGTGAGGTGGGCTACTCAGTACACATTCAGGCTTGCAGGGAACTTTGTTGATGTAGAGCCTGAGCTGGACGCATCTGGTGTCAACACAAAGATCGCAACCATCCTAAACGCATACAAAGATGACTACAAGGACTGCGGATTCAAGCTTGCTGACGGAAGCCTTACGAACCACTACATGAAGTCTAACGACCAGTACAACCTTAGCGGGAACAGGATTGTCTATCGCTCTTGGGACCACTCTTTGCCAACAGAGTTTGCTAACACAAGGTCATTCTCTATTGGGATCACATCACTTTGGAGAAACAGCTACGACAACATTCTTAGCTGGAACGAGTCTACGGAGAAGACAGGCACAGGTGGTCCCATCAGGGAGGTAAGGACAACGTGGAACGGAACTCCATACATGTATACCATCGCGAATCAGTCAAAGGTCACGCATGTCCAGCAAGGAGAGATCATTTCCCTTGATGACTGGGCTACACCTCCAGCACCATACTGGCCTAACGAAGAGCTTGTTCATCTTCGCGTGATACAACAGAACTCACCAAAGTTTTGGGGTGACCCAAGCTATACAAAGCCAACTCACTTTGTTCTTAGGTATAAATACATATTCCAAAGAATTGGTCCTAGTCCTTTGAAGCCAAACCTCTGGTATAACTAGATATGCCTGAACCTCCTATTGTAAGCCTCAACGGTTATCCTCCTGTGCATAGAATAAAGTTCATGCAGGGTTCGGATTCTAAGCCCGGTCGTTGTGTTATTGATGCTGGTAACGACTCCAGCTTTAACATAAGAAGCCTTCCAAGAGAGACAGCCCTGACGATAGACCACAGGGCTGTTGGCTTTCAGGGTTCATGGCAGAACATGCGTGTTGTCAAATGCCAGAGGGCTAGGAATGGTCATGTCAGGGTTGTCCTTGAGGACCAGAGGTGGCACTTAACACAGCACAGGTTCAGCTCAAACTACAATGACCGGGACGCGCTTGGTAATGTTCTTTCTGGGTCAAGAAGATCTGTGGAGCAGTTGCTTCAGGAGATAAGCAACGCATGTGACGGCAAGATAACATTTTCAGTTAGTCAATCACCGGGGTTTGAACCTCCTGCTAGGTGGGCTGGAAAGACTTGCATGGAGTGCTTACAGGACTTGCTAAGAAATACTGGAAGCAGATGTGTATATGACCCTCAGCAGGGAGTTTACAAGGTAGGTGTTCCTTCTGGAGGCCTTCCAAACATGAGGGATCAGGTTTTCCAGCCAGCACCTCCTAGCAGGATCAAAGACGTTCATGTCCACACATTCCCAAAACTATTTGAAACAGAGTT